GCCACTTCATCAAGCCCGTCGCCAGCATCCCGCATGGCCTTGACGGCATCGAAACCACCGGCCATCAGCCGGCGGACGACAGAACGGGAAAGCCCAGCGTCCTGCGTGAGCAGCCGTTCCATATCGCGTTCGGTCAGGCGCGCCGCTTTGACCGCGTCCACCCGGGCCCGGCCATTCGCCGGGAAGGTGACGATCGACACTTCCACCAGGTCGACCGCCTTCAGCGTGCGGCGCGGCTCGTCGGGTTTGGTGCCATAGACGAACTCCTTGGCGCGGTAGCCGATCGACAAACCATCGAGCACGCCCTCGCGCATCGCGCCGTAGATGTTCTTGCCCCGTTCGGTGTCGATGTTGATAAGACGCCCCTTGACCCGGAGGCCGGTCTCGTCCTCTTCCATCTCATCCCATTTGCCGACGGGTAGCGCATCCATGTCGGTCATCATCCAGCCGCCGTGCTGCACCAGCATCGGCGGCAGCGACTTCGACTTCCTCCAGTCCCTCAGCGTTGCCCGGAACGCGCCCTTCTGGATCACGTCGCCATAGGCGTCGATGTTGCCAAATATCGCGCCATAGCCCTCGAACGTCCCGGTCTTCTCATCGACTGAGCCTGCGTCGAACTTGATCTCAAACCTGTCCATCGCCCTCTCCTTCGGGATCGTCGCCACCGCCATCGGCGTCTGGATTCATCGCGCCCGACGACAGCCGTGCCGCCGCGCCGCCCATCGGGTTGAGCCCGATCTCCGCCCGGACCTCGTCCTGCGTCATCCAGGCCGGGGTGCCGCCCGCGCCGAGCGCCTTGGCGTAATATTCCGCCTGGTCCTTGAAATCGCCCCGGAGCAGATTCCGCTCGTCGAGATCGAACCGCAGCCCCTCGGCATTGCCGAGGATATCGCGGTTCGCGGCCTGTTCGAACCGCTCGATCCACGGACCAAGCGTGTGGATCACGTGGTTGCGGAACATCTGTTCCGCGCTGGCGAAGGTCGCCGCCTTGTCGGCCTGCATCAGCATGATCGGCTGCACCCGGAAGGCGCGCGCGATCTCCTCGACCTGCATGCGCCGCGTCTCGATGTACTGCGCATCGACCGAGGTCATGGTCATCGACTCGAACTTGGCCGTGCTGTCGAGGATCGCGACGCCGCCTTCGCCGCCGGGTCCGAATTTCGCTTGCCAGGTCTTCTTCAGGTTCTCGCGCGCTTCCGCGCTGAGCGTGTTCTGCATGCTCAAGACGCCCGACGGCTTGCCGCCGTTGCCCGCCAGCCGCGCCTGCTGGGCCTCAAGCGCCCGCGACAGGCCGATCGCCTGGCGCGCCTGCTGGACGGCGGGCAGGGCCGTGAACCCGTCCAGCGACGGGCCGCGCAGATAGAACACCTCGGAGGCGTGGAAATAGCCGCGCGACTTGTCGGCATAATCGACGCGCACCCGCAGCGACCAGTCCGCCATCTGCTCGACCGTCCAGGCGCCCGGCGGTACCGGCAGGAGTTCCTTCACCTCGCCCCGGATCACGTTCTTGACCGCGATCGCGCCCTTGCCCAGGACCGCGCAGAAGACCATGCCCTCGCGGAACTCGTAACTCGTCTGCCATTCGTTCGGCCTGACCGCCAGAAGCCGGTGCGCCCAATGGTCGCGCCGCACTCCCAAGGTGCCGGTCACCGCACCAGGCGCGAACCCTTCCTCGACCAGCCGCACCGGCATCTGCGCCAGGCCCTCGGCGATCACCCGCGCCGCGCAGAAGACCGCCGCGACATCGACCGCATTGCGCACCGTCACCACGCCGCCGGCAGCGGTCTGGTAGCCGACCCATTCCAGCATCCCGGCAAGCTGGTCGAGCGTGACGGTCTGCGCCTTGCGGAACCAGCCGAACATCACAGAACCATCAGTTCCGCGTGGTCGAGATAGCTGCCGGTCATAGCGGCGACCGGATTGCCGAACATCAGCATGGCCGCGTTGAAGAGCGACATCAGAGGGTCGATCTTCGCGGCGCCGGCCGCCTGCTTCGTGACCACGTAGTTGCTCCCCTTGAGTTCCTGCTTGGCGTTCGTCACCGCGAATTCCATGATCCGCTGACCGGCGTGCCGGAAAGTCAGTTCCTCCAGCATCAGCGGAACGGTCGAGACCGCGGATTGCAGCGCCCAACCCTGCTTCACCGCGATCATCTGATCGGACGGCACGCCGATATCCTCCAGCGCGGTCAGCAACAGCGCGACGCCCGCCGTATCGAGTCCGATGCCGTTTTCCCTCGGCAGCAGCCCGGAGTTCCAGATCCTGTGACATATTTCGGCCGCCGCACGCGCGGCCTCCGAACCGTGCGCGCAGATCGTCAGGTCGCCGTCCTTCTCGAAGCCGCAAAGCGCCTCGGCAATATCCTTGCGTCGCTGCAGGGCGATCTTCCGCGCCCAGGACTTCGACCAATGCAGCCAGGCGCGCGTCTTCTTGTCCCGGCCGATCACCGAAAGCGACGCAAGATCGTCTGCGCCGCCCCAGTCGATGCCGATAGTGACCACATCGGACCTGGCCAGCAGCGTCTCCAGCGTCAGGCCCGGCATCGCTGCGGCCTGCCAGAACGGTGCGCCCGCCCAGCCGTCGGCATGGATGCCGACGCCGATCTGGATGTTCAGGTGCTGGCTCGCCCATTCCATCTCAGCGCGCGGGCTCTTTTCCGCCGCCTGCTGGTAAAGTGCCAGCAGGCGTTCGGTGTCGATCGAACGGCCGAGGTTGGGCAGCACGAACGGCCAGTTCTTCGGATCGCGCCAGGCCTTTTCCGGGCCGGCCTGCATCGCGGCCGGAAATTCGTAAAGCACCGGCAACATGCGCACGCCGTTCGTTATCTCTCCATCGCGCACCTTGCGGGCGTAATCGAGTTCCTCCTTGAAGATCCCCTGCGGCGCGGTTTCGGACTGCGTCGTGATGATGATCAGCAGGCTTTCGGGATTGGTGATCATCCCGCCCCGGATTTGCCCCACCACGCGCGAGGCGTAATGGGACTCGGCCATGACGTGCAACTCATCCAGGATCGCGAAGGCCGGAATGGACCCGGTAACCACCTTGGGGTCGAACGACTTGATCTTCAGCTTCGCATTCATGCGGACCTTGGTCTCGGGATCCACATGGTTGTCGATGATCGTCGATCGATGCCCGACGATCCGGAAACGCTTCTTCAGGTAAGGGTCGGCCTCGATCATCGCCGACGCCTGGGCAAAACATTTCTCGGCCACTTCCTGCGTCGGGCCGATGATCACCCCGTCGACATTGGGCGTGCGGTTCATCATCATCGCGATCAGCCCGAGTGCCGCCGCGTTCGTCGTCTTGCCGTTCTTCTTCGGCACCAGATTGAAGATTTCCCCGACCAGCCGCCGCCCGGTCTGCGGATCGATCGTGCCGAATGCCGTCCGCACGATATCGCGCATCCACTCGCCGCCCACCTCGCCGAAGGTCGGTTGCCCAGGAACGTCCGGAACCCGCAGCTTGTTGAAAAGATCGACGGCGATGCTCGCTTCGATTTCGTCGAGCGGCAGCGCGGGAATAGGCGTCTCGCCACGCCGGAGCTTGTCCCACCAGTCGCGGCAGGCAAAGGAAACCGCTTTCCCCATCAGTGCTGGCGGAGCGACCGCCTGGCGAAGATGTCGCCGTAGTCCTCCGGCACCTCTTTCGCCGCCTCAAGCGCCGCCGCCCGTTTGCCGAGCGGCGGCTTCGGATCGGGCGCCTCGCCATCGTCGCCCGCCCGGTGCCTGCGGCTGAATCTGTCATTGAGCCTGGCCATGTCCGACCGCTCGATCATCTTGCCCAGTTCCTTCAGCGCCGCGACGTTCCTGTCGTTCGCCATCTCCATCGCCAGCTCAAGGCGCCTGGCGTCGAGACGGTCGCGCATGGCGCCGCGAACCTTCAGCTCGGCTCTAAAATATCGCTTGAGCGAAGCGAGCGACGCCCCAATCGCGTTCGCAACGCGTTCGTTCGACCAGCCAAGCGCTAGTAACAGCTTGACTTTATTACGATCTTTCTCCGTCGCCTCAAACCTCGGCCGCCCGGGCCGGCCCTTTCCGGCACGCACCGGGTTTCCAAACAGGTCGAAATTCGCATCCACCGATTTAAAACCTCCGCGTGGGTGTGACGCGGGTCTAGGGGCCGGGGGGGTGTGGACCTTCGACCACCCCCCCTACCGGACCCTGGCTCGCTCCTTGGATTGCTTCTGCTTGTCGTGGCAGGCCTTGCACAGGCACTGCAGATTCGCCGCGTCCCAGAACAGCCGCTCGTCACCTCGATGCGGCACCACATGGTCGGCCACCAGCTGCGAGGTGTCGGCCTCGACCCGGCCGCACATGCGGCAGGTGAATTGGTCGCGCAGCAGGATCGACCAGCGCAGCCGCTGCCAGCGCGCCGTCTTGTACCAGGCGCGCCACGGATACC